CAAAGTTTGTTCAGCATTAATGGCACCTAAATTACTGATAGCAGCTAAAGCTGTTTGTTTTGTAGAAGCCATTTCATTAGAAGTTTTCATATCTTCTAAACTTTGTTTAAGAGACATATTTTCTTGCTGCATCTCCTGGTTAGTTTTATTAGCCTCTTCCCAAAGAGTTTTCCATTGACCTTGATCTTCTAATTCCTGTTTACGTTGTTGATCTTTTTGTTTATAGACATCATCTAATTTAGTTTTAATGCCTTTAAATTTCTCTTCGCCTTCGGCGATTTGTTTTTGAAGTGCAGATAATTTTGATTCGTATTCTGCTTTTACAGAATCAAGATTTGGTGCTTGTGGTTGTGAAGTAGTTTCAGCCACGGGCTGTTCAGCGTTGGTCACAGACTCAGGCTGAATTACTTTTTCTTCTATTGTCATTGATTACTCAGATAATGCACTTGTGGACTTTTTCTTTGAAGCCTTCTTCTTTGGCTCCTCGCTAACTTTAGTTGTTGTTTCGGATTCTGATTGGAATTCAACCATTTCCCACTTATACGACCCATCAGACTGAAGGACCCTATCTAAAGATTTTGCCATTAGATTTTTGTGTACTTATCTACTATTCTAACAGATTATTCGGATTTGACCTCATTTGCTGAAGGTAGCACTTCTCCCTGTACTAAAATATCTCGAAACTCCTCTCTATCAATGACTTGCTGATCGAATAGAGATGTTAAGGCTGTAATATCTTGACCAATTAATCTTTCAATGTCGAAGTCTCTACTAATTTTTACTTCTGGTGGTTCGATTCCAACATACTCGGCTGAGAGGTTAAAGGCTTTTTGTAGCTTTTGCTCTAGTTCCATTGATACCATTGCGAGCATGGAATTGGTATCTACACGATCTAACCTACGGGCATCTGCTGATTCTGCGACAAACTTCTGTTGTGATAATGTACTAATTCCTAATGTTGCCATTTGCATTTGTAATTCTTTTATTTCAGCAGATTGAGCATCAAAAGCACTTGAAGCTGGTTCAACATAATAAACTTTATTTCCTGGTTGAGTAGCCATAGCATAATTAACAGAGATAGCTAAATCTTTGGTTTGATCGTCATAACCTTCCATTACAAGCATTGGTTGAGATGCAACGTGCAAACTATGAATAAGATCAGCCTGTCTTTGAAAATGTGCAAGATTTAAGTATGCAATATCGAGTAAAGGTGGTTTACTTACTAAATTTTCTGTTTTTCCAGAATAGATAGTAACTAAGGGTATTTCACCAAGAGAAAACTCACCCGATTCAACTTCTTTATATTCATCACCAGAAGTTTGAGCATCAAATTCGCCAGCGTAAGAATTATCATTAACATCATACATTTCGTCAATCTGATCTGTTTTGCGAAATACTCTGTAGTTACCAGGCTCAATAACTCTTATCTGTTCAAATACTTTTTCTCCAAAGTCTCCATCAGGTAATACAGCTTTTTCTGCAAGTCTTACCTGTATTAAGTTTCCATAATTAGATTCTCTATCAAGTCTCCAACCATATAAATTATTAGGATCTACTTCAATCCAATAAGGTCTACGGTCTTGTGCTCTTTCTTCAGCAAGACTAACAGCACCAGATGGTGCAGGATAATCAACAAGAATATGACTTTGACCATAAGTAAGAGAACACATCAATATTCTTCTTGCATATTCATCTAAATCTGATTTACAACCATCAACATCCATCTTGAACATATCTGTCCAATAAGGATCTCCTGTTAGTGATATTGGTTTTCTAAGTACTAAGCCTGTTGCTGCTCTTATTAATCTTTGAGTAAAAGGACTAAATACAGCACGATTCACTCTAGCCATATATGCTGTGTAATCTTCTCTTGGCTCTAACGGTAAAAATGCTTCAGAATTTTCTCTTAAATATTCAGTACCTTCACTAACTGCTTTCATTATCTCCCAACCCTTCATCATATCTAAAACTGCTCTAGTTCTAGTAAAAGGGCTGTCCGTTCCACCGAGAGTTGTGGAGGTAATAATTTTTGTTCTAATCTGACCAGGGATTGCGTAAGTCATAAGTTACCACTTGGTTTTGTTGGCCCAAAAAGCTGCTGACATTTTGCCTTTAGCTATGTTTTTAGCATGACGGGCTTTGAAAGACCTACGTCTTGCTTTGTCTTTTTCGGTTTGGGGATTTTTCCCTGCACCAGATACACCCTGTTGACCATAGCGTATTAACTTTATTTTATCGCCTTCTTTCGCTAAAACCACATGAGATTTAGTGGGGTGGTTAGGAGTTCTCTTAGGTTTGTTGTAACCCGAAAGACCAAATCTTTTTAATCTGGAATCTTTTTCGCTCACTTTCCTACCTTTTTCATAGTCAAATTATGAGCTTCAGTAAAAGTTTTACCTTTTAACATCAAGTTCTTCATCTCTTCCATGTGCTTTCTAGTATGAGTACCCTTCTTTTTATGCCTAGCTAAAGCGTCTTGCTGTCTTTGAGTTAAGGTTTTCATTTTCTCTTCCTCTTTTTCTTGGAACGTAGCTTTTTAAGATCCGCAGCCGTAATCTTATCCCGTGGTGGAGCAACAGCAGCTAATTTCCGTTGCTTCGCTGAGTAAGATGATTTAGGCATTAGATAGCGTTGGTAATAGCACCAGAAGAAATAAAGCTGACACTTATAGTTTCAAGATCGCCTGTTGTAGCAGATAGACTTGTTCCTGTAACAATTCCAGAAAAACTTACTTTTTTAGTCCCAGAAGTATCTAAAAATAACTCAAACTGTGCATCGCCAGCATCTTCAGCTACTAAAACATCATCTAAAAGATTTTCAGTTTCGTTACCACTAGCTGCTGTATATAGAAAATCAACAGTACCAGAAGCAGAAATTAATCCACCAACAAAACTTCTTGATGTAGCACCATGAGCAGTTACATCTAAAGTCTCTTTTGTTGTGTCTAAAGTCCAACCTGTAGTTGAAACTATTGCCTCAGTAGTTCCAGAAGCGTTCTTAAAGTTAACAGAACCTTCTTCTCCACGAAAAAATGCCATGATCCAAAGAAAAAAGAGTATTTATAGATAGTTTAACTTGTTGTTGACTTTTTTACAGTACCTTCTTTTAATTTTCTTTGATATTGTTCACAACGAGGATCCCAAAGTGCAGGATTACGTTTTCCTTTTACTTTTTCAATAATATCAAGCATATCGTCTGTAATTTCAATCATTTTTTCTTAGATTTATTTCTAAGTATATCAGCATCAGCTTTTCTTGCACCTCCTTTTCCACTGATAAAACTGTTTACTCTGCCCATTGCCCATGCTGCCATTGGTACGTTACGAGATCCAGAGGATAAATATGCTCCCTGTCCTCTGCGATATACCTGAGAAAGCTGTCCGTAGGTAAAACGGCTTTTATCTGCCTTTTTTCTTAGTGTTTCTTTTGTTTTTTCGCTTAGTGGCTTTCTTTTTGGTTTCATCTTGGGCAGATCGTGACTTGTTGATGGCTTTTATATCAATATATTCTCCTTTTTTGTACTTTTCGGCTGTTTCTTTGATTTCTTTTGCCTTTGCAGCTTTATTTTTCGCACCAGTAAGGTATTTACTAGGTACGTTTGTCTTTTTGTCTCGTTTTACTCGTCTAAATTTTCTCACTTCTTCTTGGTCTTTTTCTTCTTTTTCTTTTTCTTCTTCATTGTGGAGTGATACATAGTAAAAAAGTAAACTCTTAGTATATTCTAAACGAAGTTTGGCCTAATGTCTCTGGCTTTGCAAGGTTAAATTGTTGGAGGCAAAGGTAGCCGAAAGCGTCAAAAGCGTGGTCAACACCAAGGTTTTTGTTGGGCATACCTGTGTTTGGAGCGTAAGTTAGAGTGCGTAAAGACTTTATCAGTTCTTTGCAGCGTGGGTGAATCACTGTCCTGCGTTCTCCCATTGCGTCATATAGTGCGGTGTTGATTGCGGTTACTTTGTCACGGACTTTCCAGGGAGATCTGGGAGATGACACAGTAAATCCGCTTCTACGCAAAATAGTGTGGTCCGTTGATCCTACTCCTGATGTTTTTCTAGCAGATCCCGTTGGATCGGGGCAAGCGATGATGCGTCTTTCGACTCCGTAACGATTTGTAACTTCTTCGGCAAAATCCCAGGTTGTAGCACCACCCGTCAAAATTATTTCGTCAAAGACGTAGAGAATGTCTCGGTAGCGGACTGCACATATACCGCAAAGTGGGTCTACGTTAAAATCGACTCCTAATAAGAGTGGGGCGATGGATATGTCCTCCGCTTCGGTAGAAATGTTGGAATCTGAAAAGGAGACTGCAACGAGACCAGTGAGATTCTCGAAACTTGCTTCAAACTCCTGCTTGAATGTTCTGTTATCTAATTGAGACTTGGCTGCTTCGACTTCTTCTTTTGGAACATTGCCCCCTTCCACTGTTGTAAAACTCCAGCGTTTCCAATCTCCTGATGTATCTTCTGGAACGTAGCACCATAAATCGTAAAACCATGAGGCTGTGCCGTCTGGTGTGGAAATGAAAAGTGCCCAACCTTGTTTATCTGCGAGGGCTGGTCTGATTACTTGGAACCAGACATCGGAATCCATAAAGGCTGCTTCGTCAAGTACTACTCCAGCGAGGCTTCGGCCACGCAGGGTTGTTGCATTTTCTGTGCCTTTGAGTTCAATTAGCGATCCATTGATTAGTTCGATTTTTAGGTCAGTTTCGTTTTTGGATTGAATCCATTGGGGTGGGATGAGTTTCTTTATTTCTTTCCAGGCTATGTCTTTTGCCATGCGGTAGGTGGGGGCACAGTAGAAATACGTTTCGCCTGGGCGGTCTATTGCTGCTTTTAGTAGTTCTATGCAGGATAAATAGGATTTTCCGAATCTTCTACCAGCTACGAGGACTCTAAATCTGTTTTTTGCGTTGAACACCTCCCCCTGTGCCCATCGTAAGGAGAGATTTTCGGCTGTTTT